AGACCTTATTGGCGGAAATGAAGAACAAATCAACTTTGAGGTATGAAACCAAACTACAAACATTTAAGCGTACTCCTACTGGGTGCGCTTTACATCGTTGGAATGTTATATTTCCTTTATGGTTGTTCAGCAAGTTACCATTTCGGTAAATTCCTGAATAAAGGCGGTAAAATCGACACAACGGATCGAGTTGTAACGGTCGAAAAGACAATTAAAGTAAACGGCAAAGATTCAATTATATTCGTTCAAATGCCTTTAAAATGCCCCGAAGTACAAATACCACCAACACGCCAAGAAATACGCTACAAATACAGAATACAACGTGATTCAATCGAAACAATTAGATACGTAACTAAATGGAAAACGAAAGAAGTTGTAAAGGTTGCAAAAGTTCAAAATCGTAAACCGTTCAATTGGTTTTTAATTGGTTTAGCAATAGGTTTAATTATTCCGATTTTATTTAGATTTGTAATAAAAAAATTATGAAACCAACTATCGACCAAATTATAAAAGCAATGGAAAAAATCGGAGTAACGATATTTCGTGAACCGTTCAGTATTAACCTTTTCGGAGTGCGTACAAACGAAAATACAGCGGACACGTTTAACGATTGGGGCGGTGCTTTCTATTGGGATAAGAACGGATTTAGACACGATCTAATTATTCCAATTACAACAGACGCTGGAGTTTTTTACAGATTGAAACCGATGAATAAGTTAGGAACTGCTATCCTTGTTCACGATAAACAGTATAGAGGCTGTTACCAACTTATGGATAAAGGGCATAATGGCACCAAAGCATTTAGGCAAATTAAACCGATGCTATATTGGAGAGATAACGATAAAGATGCACAACTTGAAAGCGGTGGTAAAATTTACGAAGAGATAGCTTTTACTAACTTTCATTATATGGGTAAAGGTAATAAGGTTGGTAATTGGTCAGCAGGTTGTCAAGGTGCAACAGTTACTTATATGAATGATTTATTTAAGTTTGTTGAGGTACAAAAAGGACGTGTTTATTCTTATACACTATTACACGAAACTACACTATAAATTCGGAGTTGAACGCCTGAATTTTGAGCCACTTTAATCGGTGGCTTTTTTATTTTAAATTATTTTTAATAAAAAGTACCAATAATTAAATAATAGTACTTATATTTGTGGACACTTTAAAACTAAACACAATGAGCGGAACATTTATTTACTTACTGATTCTTTATTCAATAGTAGCAACTATTAAAATTTTAACACTTAAAACCAAATGAAAAACGAAAGAAATGCAGGACGAAAGCCAGTACCTAATGGAGTACTAGTTAAAACAACAGTACCAAAAACTAAGGTAAAAAAACTTAAAAATTATTCAAAAGAACTTATTAAAGAATACAACGATGAAAACGGATCCACGACTTGAATTTTTAAAAGACCCAATTGTTATATTTTGCATCGTAGCAATTCTAACACTAACGGCAATCTATTTGTATTTAGAACACCCCGAAAAATTACCGATATGACACCGAAAGAGAAAGCAAAAGAATTAACGCTTAAATTTATGAAAATTGATTCAGATTCAGAACAATTTGTTGAGTTTAAAATCAAATTGTTTTATGCTCAAAGATGCGCATTGATTGCAGTTAATGAGATAATACAACAATGGGAAGTTATCGACACTTATATTGCTGATTTTGAAGGACAATTGAATCAAAGTCTTAAATATTGGCAAGAAGTTAAACAAGAAATACAAGCATTATGACGCAAGAACAAAAATTATTAGCAGTAGTTGGTTTGTTGCCAGTACTCGCTGATTTACTTGAAGATATAGAACTATTCAGAAACTCAAAGAAGTACGCTAATTTGTTCTTAAATGAAGTTAGAAGAGTTGATAATATAATAATCAAAGACGCTAAACTTGAAGCGCAAAGCCAACAAGTGAACATACAACGAGCGTTTTTACAATGGTTGAAAACTGAATTTGTAGCGGAAAAATAAGTAATCAATAAAAACAAATATATGTACACAACAAAAGGAACGCTCAAAGTAGCAAACCAAACACAAGTAGTAAGCGAGAAATTCTCAAAGAGGGAATTCGTAATCGAAACAACGGATCAATATCCTCAACAAGTAATGTTTCAGTTGACGCAAGACAAATGTAATCTATTGGACGCTTTTAAAGTAGGAAACCAATTAGAAGTTAGCTTCAATTTGCGAGGGCGTGAATGGACATCACCTGCTGGAGAAGTAAAGTATTTCAATACACTTGAAGCGTGGCGACTTGATCGATTAGACGGAAGCGGTGAGAGCATTCAGGACAAAGCACGTGTTGACCAAATGAAAGCACACGCGCCAAACGAAGAAGAATCGGATCTTCCGTTTTAGAATTAATACTCCCGTTTTAGCCACTTATCATTGATTTAAACCGTTCATCACATAACCAAGCGGTGAACGGTTCTTAAAAAGTAAATTAGCAAAAAAAAACAAATATGGAAAAGAAAAAAGAAGCAGAAACAGTAATAGTTGAAAAAATGCCAACTATTTACGAAGCTATTCTTAATGTTATGAAAGACGTTAAGAATATTGAAAAGTCAATGACCGTAGGAACTGGTAATAGTTCTTACAAAGGAGTTAGTGATAAAGACGTAAAGTACATTGTAGGTAAAGCAATGGAAAAACACAACCTTGTTATTTTACCTATTGACATTGAACCAAAGTTACAAGTTGAACGTTGGGAAGAGGAAGTTTATGATAACTACCAAAAGAAAAATGTAGTAAAACAAAAACAATTAGTGTTTACGGAAGTCATAACTACTTATAAAATAATTCATACATTAAGCCGTGAAAGCGTTGAAATTAAAGGTTATGGTCACGGAGTTGATAGTCAAGATAAATCAGCAGGAAAAGCAACGACATACGCTTTAAAATACGCTTTACTTTATTCTTTTCTTATTCCTACTGGAGATATTGACGACACAGATAAAACACACAGCATAGAAGTTGCAACACCTATTAAGGTAGCTAAAACTGAATGCGATGATAAAACCTTTGAAACTATTAAACAAGCAATAATTGAAGGTAAACGTACAATCGAACAAGCGAAAGAGAAATTTATCTTTACTGGAACACAATCAATTGAACTTTTAAACCTTAAAAAATGAATTTAGCAGATATCGAAGCGTTCTGGAACAATCGAGGACACTTTAACATTGAATTATATTTGAATTATTTACGAGCAAAAAACAAGTTATGACACGAGCTGAAGCATTAAAAAAAACACGAGAAAGATTTACTAACTTAATAGATGGTAAAGTTTTACCTTACGTTGGAATTACTGAAATTATCCTATATTACGAAACGTTGGTAGCAAAAAATGTTGCGCCAACAGTTACCCGAAGTTCTGGAATATTAGATAACTTTCGAGAAGCACAATTTAAAGAATACGAACAAGAAAACGAATACGGATTTTAAACCTTAAAAACAAATAAATATGGAACACTTAGAACAAATCGACATCGATTTACAAGCAAAAGAACACGATTACCAAAACGCACAGCCGAACGTAATTGAGAAAACAACACAAGGAATTAACGCAATAGTTGAAGCAGTTGAAAATGGAGTTGTAAACCCCTTAGATGCGTTTGCATCTTTCAACAAACTAGAAAAGCTATTCAAAGAGGCAAAGGTAAAGATTGACGAACTGGCACGTGATGAAGCAGAAAAGTACACAGCGAAAACTTTTACTTTCGGTAACGTGGAATTTACACGCAAAGACGGTGCGAAGAAACTAAACTATTCAGAGGATTTACTTTATAGCAACCTACAAGCGAAGTTAAAAGCACGTGAGGAATTGTTAAAGGTAGCGCAGAAATCAACTATTTACGATGACGAAGGAGTTGAAGTTCCTAAGGTTAGTATTTCGCACAATAAAGATAGTTTGATGGTTAAATTTAAGTAACACGATCCAAATTAATTAAACCCCTGCATTTAGTTGTAGGGGTTTTTTTATGGTTTTACCTTTGTTTTGTTTTTTACCTATGCACAAAAACCATTGATTTTATTGGGTTTGCAAAGGATACATAGGTAAAACAACTAAAACGTATAGAGATATTATAAAACAATATTATTTTTTATTTTCTAAAATATATTTTTATTACTCTTGTTATATTATATAATTTATCCTTTTATCTTATACTATCCTATGCAAAGCCACACCGCTATTGACTTTTTAAAATATTTTTACCTATGTTTTACCTATACCTACCTTTGTTTTAGAAATTATTATTATATTTGCAAAGTGCAGTTTTGATTTAGCGGTCAAATGCAAAGGGTTCACGTTCCCACTGCACTTATTTTTTTTATTTACAACGTGAAACAAAAACGTATCTTATGAATATATCCTACTGGAGTGGAGTTAACCACGTTAAAAAAGACACTGAAAGAACAACTATTGATGAGTTTTTAGAACGCATTAAAAATGGTTATTGGAAAGACCAAGTTTCTTTGATTCGTTCAGAAAATGATACTGAAAGAAAGAAGTTACACAAGAAAACTTTACCAGCCGTAACTGTTGGAGGAACTTTTTACGAACGTTCAGAATCAAAACTTGAAAAACATAGCGGTTTTATTTGTATTGATGTTGATAATTATTCAGACAGAACAAGAATAGACCAAGACGAATACACTTATGCGTCGTTTATTTCAACTGGTGGAAATGGAATTGCAGTAATTTGTAAATGTGACCCGTTAAAGCATAAAGAAAGCTATAATTTTTTAGCAGAACATTACTTTGAAAGTTTTGGAATTACAGTTGACCCAGCACCAAAAAACGTAGCTTCAGCGCGATTTGTTTCTTTTGATGAAAATTTGTTTTTGAATCCAAAATCAAAGAAGCTAAAAACCAAAACCGAAAAGAAAAAATTACCGCCTAATTTATCAATATTAATTCCCAAAGGAGATATTGGTGAACTTGTAAATAAAGTTAACATTTCAGTAGTTGATAATTATTCAGATTATTTGAATTTATCTTTTGCGCTTGCAACGGGTTTTAGCGAAGATGGACGCGCATACTTTCATAAAATTTCCTCACTATCTGAAAAATATAATTCTGAACAAGCCGAAAAACAATACGATATTGCATTAAGACGTAATAATTTTGGAATTACCGTTGGTACTTTTTACTATTATCTGAAACAAGCAGGAGTTGATTTAAGTCAATACAATTCAGATAAAGCAATTTCAAAAGTGAAATTGAATAAAAGAATGAATACCCCAATAATTGAAGCAGTTAAAGAATTAGCAATTGAAAGAGGTATTGCAGAAAGTGAAGCGCAAGAGATAGTTAATGAGGTTTATTCGCGAAACGATTTAGATATTCGTCACGAATCCAGCGCGGAAAATATTATCATAAACGTTACTAATTATGTAATAAAAAAGTACAGCATTAAATACAATGTAATTACTCGAAAGAATGAATTGAACGGTAAACCAATGACCGACAAAGATTCAAATACTTTGTTTTTAGATTGCAGAATGACTTTTGACGATACGGCAATAACTTTCGATTTGGTTAATAGAATTATTGAAAGTAAAGCGGTAACGGATTACAACCCGTTTTTACTTTACATTGAAAATAATAAACATAAAATTTCGGGCGGTAATATTGATTTAATTTGTCAAACAATTGAAAGTGAAACGCATATTAAAAACCGATTTATTCGTAAATGGTTAATAGGAATTATAGCTTGCGTTTATGGTCACCCCGTTAGGTATGTACTTGCGTTAACAGGTGGTCAAAATACTGGAAAAACGGAATGGTTTAGAAGATTATTACCTGCATCACTACAAGCATATTATGGGGAATCTAATTTGGATCGTGGAAAAGATGATGAACTATTGATGTGTGAAAAATTGATTGTTGTTGATGACGAAATGGGCGGTAAATCAAAGCAAGACGAAAAGCGATTTAAAGAGTTGACCTCAAAAAATTACTTTTCTTTGCGCGCTTCTTATGGTAGGCACAACCAAGATTATAAGCGTTTAGCTATTTTAGCAGGAACTTCAAATGACCCTCAACTTATAAATGATAGTACGGGAAACACAAGGATTTTACCTATAAATGTAAAGTCAATAAACCACGATTTATATAATTCTATTGATAAAGATGAATTGTTTATGGAGTTGGTGCGCGCTTATGCAAGTGGCGAAGCGTACCAATTAGAAGAAACAGAATTTCAGATATTAAATGAAGTTTCTCGCGAATTTGAAAACATAGCTTTTGAACGCGAGTTGATAAGCAAGTTTTTTAAATTAGTTGTTGACCAAGGCGAATTTTTAACAGCAACCGAAATAAAAGATATTATTGAAATAAATACCAAACAGCGAATAATGTCAATGAAGAAATTTGGTAGTGAATTACGTAATTTATTTGGAACACCAAAACACCGCGACAAGGCACAAAAATATTGGGTGCAACGTAGAAAATTTAATCCTGAAATATTATGATAAACTTATACGATTATCAAGAGCAGTATATTTCAGAAATTAAAAGCTCATTTGCACAAGGTAAAAAAAAGATAGTTTTGTGTTCAGCAACTGGAAGTGGTAAAACGGTTATGTTTTCATTTATGACAAAACAAGCGTTTGAACGAAATAAAAAGATTTTGATTTTAACCGACCGAAAAGAATTGTTTTCTCAAAGTAGCGGTTCACTTATAAAAATGGGTTTACACGCTAAAGAAATAAAACCGAACTCAAAGGATAAACTAACGGGTAATTTGTTTGTCGCGATGTCGCAAACAATTCAAAGACGAATATACAAGCAAGAATATTTGGATTTGTTTTTAGGGTTGGATTTGATAATTATTGACGAAGCGCATAAATCTTCATTTGATTACATTTTTAAATACGTTTCAGAACGCACTTATGTAATTGGTGCAACAGCCACACCACACCGCGAGGGAAAACAAGAAAGTTTGGAATTGTTTTACGATGACATTATTCAAGTGATTGACACGCCCGATTTAATCGAAAAGGGTAAATTATCAAGTTGCAAAACGTATGGAGTAAAAGTTGATTTATCCAGCGTAAAAACAAAAGGCGGTGATTACGATGAAAAAAGTATGGCAGATAAATTTTCAGAAATACAACTTTACCACGGAGTTTATGAAAATTACACACGCATCGCACCAAATCAAAAAGCTATAATATTCGCTCCAAATATTCAAAGTAGTTTAGAACTTGTTAAGGATTGGCAAAACAAAGGTTTACCGATAAAACACGTTGATTGCTATATGAATGACCGCGAAGAAGTTGTAAAGTGGTTTACCGAAACTGAAAACGCTATAATTTCAAACTATGGAATTTTAACAACTGGATTCGATGTGCCAAATATTCAAGTAGTTATTCTTTACCGCGCGACAAAATCACTACCTTTATTCTTGCAAATGGTCGGGCGTGGTTCACGCGTTACAGATAGTAAAAGTTCTTTTACTTTATTGGATTTTGGCAACAATGTGAAGCGTCACAACTATTGGGAATTTCCACGAAGTTGGACTTTGAAGAAAAAAGAAAAAAAGGAAGGAGTTGCACCAATTAAAGAATGTCCCGAATGCGCTTATTTGATGCCAGCGCGAATTATGCAATGTCCTGAATGCGGTCACGAATTTGAACCAAGCCAAAAAGAAAAAGAAGCCAAAGAAATAGCGCGACTTGAATTATTACCTGGTCCACAAATAATGCAAATGGCAAAAACAGCGAGCATTATTGATTTGATTAAAATTCAGAAAGCCAAAGGTTACGCGAAACAATGGATTTACCACTATTTGAAAACAGCAAATGATTATAAAGAATACGGACGTTTAATGAAGTACCACTATAAATGGGCAGAACGAATAATACAAATGAAAAACTTATGACCCCTGAAGATGTAATACAGCAAAAATGTGTAATTTGGTTTAGAAACAATTACGGATTGAAAACACACAATCCACGATATTTATTATTTTCAGTTCCCAATTCGGGAAAAGACGTTAAAGAACAATCTTACAAAAAAGCTACAGGAATGATGGCAGGAGTTGCGGATTTAATTTTGTTAATGCCAAATGGAAAAACTATCTTTGTTGAAATGAAAACTGAAAAAGGAACGCAACAACCAAATCAAAAAGAATTTGAAGATGCAGTTTTAAAGTTAGGATTTACTTATATTATTTGTCGTAGCTTTGAAACGTTCCAGACTGAAATACAGAATTTAATACCTATTGAATGAAAGCAATTAAAACAAAACTAAGCGAGGTTAAATTAAACCCAAACAACCCACGACTAATCAAAGACGACAACTTTAAAAAGTTAGTGCAATCAATTAAAGATTTTCCCGAAATGCTAGATATTCGACCTATTGTCGTTAACGCTGACATGGTTATTTTGGGCGGAAATATGCGTTTTAAAGCGTGTAAAGAAGCAGGGTTGAAAGAAATACCTATTATAGTTGCTGATAATCTTACGGAAGAACAACAACGTGAATTTTTAATTAAAGATAACGTAAGCGGTGGCGAATTTGATTGGAGTTTATTAAGCGAATGGGACACGGAGCAATTGGAAGAGTGGGGATTGGAAGTACCGAGTTTTGAAACGGAAGTTTTAGAAGCGAGCGAAGACGATTTCGATACAACACCACCCGAAGAACCAATTACGGTTTTAGGTGACCTTTACGAAATTGGAGAGCATCGTTTGCTTTGTGGGGATAGTACAGATAGCGACCAAGTGGCAAAGTTAATGAATGGGCAAAAAGCTGATATGGTTTTTACAGACCCGCCTTATGGAATTTCACATAGTGGAAAAGGAATAAAAGGAAGTGCAACTGAAAATGATTTTGGAGAGATTTTAAATGATGATGATGTTTCTATTGCAATAGATAATTTCAATTTAGTATCATCTTTATTTCCAAATGCAACTTTGATTTATTGGGGTGCAAATTATTATCCAAATTGTTTTCCAAATGGTTATGGTTGGTTATTTTGGGACAAGGATAGAGAAGGAAATACATTTAGTGGTGGAGAAATAGCATTTGTCAATAAAGGAGTTCGTTTTGATGTTTTTAAACATAGATGGCACGGAATGATAAAAGCAAGTGAAATGGGAGAAAAAAGAGTACACCCTACACAAAAACCAATTGAATTAGTAAAGTTTTGTTTTGAAAATTATAACGCTGGTAATTTAGTTGCTGATTTCTTTTTAGGTAGTGGCTCAACAATGGTAGCATCCCACCAACTTAAACGCAAATGTTACGGAATGGAATTAGACCCTAAATATTGTGATGTAATTGTAAAGAGAATGGTTAAACTTGACCCGACATTGATTGTTAAGCGTAACGGAGTAGTAACAAAAGACTTTGAATTATAAACAGCGAAAAAACAGCGAATGCCAAATCCAGAAAATATAGAACCGCATAAAATGCAAAAGGGAACAACGTTAAACCCTAACGGACGCCCAAAAGGTAGCCGTAACCGTTCGACTATTGCACGTCAATGGTTGGAGGCTTCGGAGAAAGTTAAGAACCCTTTAACGCAAGAAACACAAGAACTTTCGCAAGAAGATATTATGACACTTGCATTGATAAACAAAGCACGTAAAGGGGACGTTAACGCTTACAAAGCATTAATGGATTCAGGATACGGAGCGCCTTTACAAGCTATTGAAAACACAATCATCGAACAACCACTTTTCCCTGATGAATAAATGGAATGGTTAGGGGAAGTTGCTAAACATCACAAGGATTACGTCCGAACAATTAACAAGTTCGGCGAGTACTTTTACGCTGAAGATTTGGTGCAAGAAATGTACTTAAGACTTGACCGAAACAAGCGACCCGAAGATATAATTGTTGACGGAAAAATAAACCAATACTTTATTCACTTAACTTTAAAATCTATATTCTTAAACTTTCTAAAAGCAAAAAAGCAAATATCTAAGATAAATAATTTACCTTTGGACATTGCAGACGTTGATAATAGTGAATTTTACGAAGCGCAAAATAGGTTTAGAGCAAAGATTAACGATGAAATAAACAAGTGGCACAGTTACGACCAAACACTATTCAGATTGTATTTAACTGGCAACCATTCAATGCGAGATATAGCAAAAGGAACGGATATTAGTTTGCGTTCAATCTTTGAAGTGATAGGAGAGTGTAAAGAAAAGATTAGAGTAAATTGCGGAGATGATTACTTAGATTTAATTAATAACGATTTAGAATTGATATGACAGCAAAAGAGAAAGCAAAAGAGTTGGTAAGTAAAATGTATATTGAATATAAACCATCAGAGGATGATGCAAGTGGAGTATATGTTTTTTATATGAATCTTGAAATAGCAAAAAGATGCGCTTTAATTGCAGTTGATGAAATGATTAATTGGAAAGAAACTTTATTTGTAACGGAGGGAAGCATGGCTTATCAATACTTATTAAAAGTTAAACAAGAAATACAAAACTTATAAATAATGGCACGAAAAAAAGCACAAGGATTAGGAGATACAATCGACCAAATCACAACAGCAACGGGAATAAAAGCACTTGTTAAATTTGTAGCAGGAACTGACTGCGGTTGCAGTGAACGAAAGGAAGCGTTAAACAAGTTATTTCCTTATTCAAAGCCCAATTGTTTAAGCGAAGCAGACTACAATTTTCTAAAGGAATTTTTTGAAGTTGCAAGGGGTTCAGTAGTTCCAACGGTTCAATATAGAATTAACCAAATTTACACAAGTACGTTTAATAAACACGCTGAATTTACAAATTGTGGTAGTTGCTTGTTAGATAGGATTAGTGAACTTAAAAAAGTATATGAAAATTATAACATTAGCGAGTAGTTTATTACTACTTTTCAGCTGCCAAAAGCACGAAGTTAAAGTGTGTGAATGTACGCACGTGATCTACAAAAACGTAGGGACAACCCAGCCCGATTGGAATCCATATTGGGACGATTCAACGGTTACATTTACGGATTTTTGCGCCAACGATGGAACGTTTGTAATTGAAAATTTCATCTATAAAAGAGTAACAGTTTGTAAGTAATGTTTAAACGAACAACCGCTATAAACAGAATTAAAGCAATGAAGTCTCGTATCCGAGTGATACAAGGTGGGACTTCTGCCCTTTATCCCCTACTTAGTAATAGGTAGGGGAGATAATGCAGGGAAAACATACGCTATCATTCCTATTCTAATCGATAGGGCAATCAAAGAACAACGAATAAAAATTACGGTTGTTGCAGAAACTTTACCAGCAGTTAAAGAGGGAGCATTAGATATTTTCAAAACGATAATGGTGGAAACAAATCGGTGGATTGAAAACAATTGGAACGCTTCAGCACTAATCTATACTTTCACTAACGGCTCACGAATGCAGTTTAAATCATTCGATTCAGATGGTAAAGCAAAAGCAAGTGGTAAGCGTGATATTCTATTCCTTAACGAAGCAAATCACATTCCATTTATTATTGCAGATGCCTTAATGATTAGGAGTTCTGAAACTTATATCGACTTTAATCCAGATAATGAGTTTTGGGTTCATAGTGAAATATTACCACAGCACAACGCAGAATTTTTACTACTTACTTATTTAGATAACGAGGGGATTTCAAAGGAAACTTTGGAAGATTTAATGATTAAGAAAGAGAAAGCTAAAACGTCTAATTATTGGGCGAATTGGTGGCGTGTTTACGGCGAAGGTCAAATCGGAAACTTACAAGGGGTTGTATTCAGCAACTGGCAAACTATTGACACGATACCAAGCGAAGCACGTTTATTAGGAATCGGATTAGACTTCGGATATACCAACGACCCGACAAGTGCGATTGC